GAAATCATGCAACAGAGAATCAACATTCTTAATCAGCTTGATCCGTTTGTTGGTAAGTACTACTCAACAACATGGGTTAAGAAGAATGTTCTGATGCAGACCGAGGACGACATCAAAGAGATTGAAGATGATATCGCCGAGGATAGACAGAAAGAACTTGATATTGCTGATCATGAAGGCCAACTTAACTTAGCTAAGCAAGCACCAATCATGGATGCCCAAGCTAAAGGAGATAATAAATGAGTATTAGAGATTTGATTGATGCTATCCATAGTGGAGATGCACTAGCTATTGAAAACAATTTTGACGCAGTCATGGCAGAAAAGATCGCTGCTCGTATTGAAGACAAAAGAATGGAAGTAGCTAAGGGTATGTTCTCGGGTGAACAAGTTGAAGAAACCCCCGAGGAAATGGTTGAAGAATCAGTAGACCTTGAGTCACTATCAGAAGAACAACTAGAAGAAGTTCTAAAGAAGAGTGATCCAGCAGGTAAGTGGATCAGCGATTTCGTTCATAGTGATAACCCAAAGTTTGCTGGCAAGTCTAAAAAAGAACGTATGAAGATGGCACTTGGTGCTTACTACGGCAAGCAAAAAGAATGAGATTTAACAGCTTCACGAAAAAGATAAAGACTTCTATCTATGGGTCTCCTGTTCTAGATGAGCAGGAGATCTATGGAGAAATGGTTGCCATTTTAGAAGATGGTAGAGTATTCATCAACCGTGAAGAAACTCAATTAAAGAGTTTGGAAGAAGCGAGAGAATATATTTCGCAGATAAAACTAGAAGAAGAAATATCGAGAGAACTGTATAACGATATACCAGACGTAAAGATAGCTAATATAATTAGAGAATATCACGATATCAAAGTTACCGATACACTAATAGAATCCTATACAACTCTCGCTTCCTCTAAACTCTTTAGTGTTGATCCTGTCGTTCAGGAGATTCGCAGAATGTGTATTGTAGACAACATCATTGAAGGTAAGATAGACTACGTTTTATCTGATGGTTCTGTGGTTGCTATTGATGAGCACACTAATTTGAATATAAATAAATTATTACAGAATCAACCTGAGATCGTTGAATATATGCGTGAATCCAAAGGGAACTTCATGCGTATTATAAAAGAACTTAATTAAGGAACTATCATGGCTGTCACAAAAACAGTTCTTAGACTAACAGAGACAGAAGCAGTTGTAAAGGTTGCTGGTACCGCAGCTGCAGAAACGATTGATCTTCAAACAGATTTGTTATCGTCTACTCAAGTATTAGATGGTGCTACACAAACTGTTACTATCGTTGGTATGCAGTGGACTGGTGCTCCTGGTGGTATCGCTACTATTACTCGCAACGGTACTACTATCATGACTCTGCAAGCTGACGCAGCTGATCAGATGATGATGAATGGACAGGACATGGTACCTGATAGCATCAATGCTACACAGGATATTGTTGTTACTATTTCAGGTGCTCAAACAGAATGCTGGCTTAGACTAAAGAAAGTTTCTGGTTATAAGTCTAAGGTTGAAGATAGTTTCTACGGAAGCTATGATGATCCAACTAGAGTTGGTGCAAGTACAACTAAGCCTGGTAGCCCAGACTACATACCTTAAGGATTAATCATGCGATTAATTACGGAAGTCTTTGAACAGAACAAGATTATCGTCGAGGAAAAACTCGGCAAGGGTAAGGAGTACTTCATTGAAGGTATCTTCTTACAATCAGAGATTAAGAACAGAAACGGTAGAGTCTATCCAGAGAAAGTTATGGATAGTGAAGTCAACCGTTACATTAAAGAATATGTCGAAAAGAATCGTGCGTATGGAGAACTTGGTCATCCAGATACTCCTACAATCAATCTAGATAGAGTGTCTCACTTGATTACTTCTTTAAGAAAAGAAGGCACTAACTATATTGGTAAAGCAAAGATTCTTAACACACCAATGGGTCAAATTGCTAAGGGTCTATTAGATGGTGGTGCAAACCTAGGTGTATCAAGTCGTGCTCTTGGTAGTCTTAAGACTAACCGTGAAGGTGTACAGGTTGTTCAGGATGACTTCATGTTATCTACAGCAGCAGACATCGTCGCTGATCCAAGTGCGCCAAATGCTTTCGTCCAAGGAATTATGGAAGGACGTGAGTGGGTATTCGTTGATGGAAAATACGTGGAAAGACATATTGAAGAAGCTAAGAAATTAGTTCAACATGCTTCTACAAACCAAATCAACGAAGTGTCTATTAAGGCATTCCAGGATTTTCTGGCTAAAATTAAATAAATGATAAATAATTCTATGGAACATCCAGTACAGGAGAACACGATGTCAATCGAACAAAAAATTGCAGAACTGCTTGCTGAATCTAAAAAGTTGCAAGCTGAAGAAGTAGTTTCTGAGGAAACTATCGAAGAAGAAACAGAAATCGTTTCTGAAGAAGAAATCAAGCCTACCAAAGGTGAGGAAGAACCTAACAACAAGAAAAACAATGTTGATAAGAATCCTCAGGGCGAAAAGAAGGCGACTGTAAAGGAAGACATCACTGTTGATGTTTCTGAAGACGTTGCTGCTCTTACCAATGGTGAGGAATTAAGCGAAGAATTTAAAACTAAGGCTGCTACAATTTTCGAAGCAGCAGTAGTAACTCGTGTTAAGGCAGAAGTTGCTAAGCTCGAGGAACAGTTTGAACTTCAACTAAATGAACAAGTTGAAGAGATCAAAGAGGGTCTTATTGAAAAAGTTGATGGATATCTCGACTACGTAGTCGAGCAGTGGATGGAACAGAATGAACTAGCCCTTGAATCTGGCATTAAAGCCGAAATCGTTGAGAACTTTATTACCCGTCTGAAGGACGTTTTCGTTGAGTCATACATCGACATTCCTGAGGAAAAGTATGATGTTGTTGGCGAAATGGAAGAAACAATCGAGTCTCTTGAAAGCAAGCTAAACGAATCAGTTGAAGCTGCTGTTGCACTAAAGAGAGAACTAGACGACATCAAGCGTGTTCAGTCTATCTCTGAAGCAACTGCTGGTTTAGCTGATACCGACGCAGAAAAGTTCAAGGCTCTTGCCGAAGAACTTAGCTTTGAAGATGTTGATACTTTCTCAACAAAACTTCAAACAATCCGTGAGAACTATTTTGGTAAAAAGGCAACTGCTAGCAACGTAAGTTCAGTTGTTACCGATGAGCCAGTTCAATTAACTGAGGAAAATGTTTATTCACCTCAAATGAGCGCATACATTAAAGCGCTTAAAAAGTAATTTTTCAATAGGAGAAAACCCAAATGACAACTCGTCAAGATCTATTAAAAAAGTGGGCACCGATTCTAGAACATGATTCGATGCCATCTATCAAGGATAACTACCGTAAGGAAGTTACCGCCGTTCTTCTAGAAAACCAAGAACGTGAAATGTCTAAGCAAGCTCAGGCTCTGTTCGAAACCGCTCCTACAAACAGCGGCGGTACAGGTCTAGCTCTTGGTGGTGCTGGTGCAATGACCAACAACGTTGCTGGTTATGACCCAGTTCTTATCAGCCTAGTTCGTCGTGCAGCTCCACAGATGATCGCTTATGACATCTGTGGTGTTCAGCCAATGACTCAACCTACCGGTCTAATCTTCGCGATGAAGGCACGTTATGGTTCACAAGGTGGTACAGAAGCTCTCTTCAATGAAGCTGACACCGAGTACTCTGGTGCTAACAACGCTCTATTCGATGGTGATGGTACTGCTACTACTAACCCACAGTCTTCATTAGCTGATCCAACCACTGGTGTTAACACTGGTGTTGGTATGTCTACAGCAGCTGCTGAAACTCTTGGTTCTGGTTCTACCTTCCAAGAAATGGCATTCTCGATCGAACGCACCAGCGTTACCGCTCAGACTCGTGCTCTAAAGGCTGAATACTCAGTTGAACTTGCACAAGACTTAAAGAGCGTTCATGGTCTTGATGCTGAGAACGAACTTTCGAACATTCTTTCGACTGAAATCCTAAGCGAAATCAACCGTGAAGTTGTTCGTACTCTTTACATCGCTGCAAAGACTGGTGCTCAAGTTGGTACCGCAACTGCTGGTACTTTCGACTTAGACGTTGACGCTAACGGTCGTTGGTCTGTTGAAAAGTTCAAGGGCTTAATGTTCCAAATCGAACGTGAAGCTAACGCTATTGCTCAACAAACCCGTCGTGGTCGTGGTAACTTCATCATCTGCTCGTCAGATGTTGCAAGTGCCTTAGCTATGGCTGGTGTTCTTGACTATGCTCCTGCTCTTTCAACTGGTCTAAACGTTGACGAAGCAAGCACCACTTTCGCTGGTGTTCTAAACGGCAAGTACAAGGTTTATATCGATCCATATGCTGCTAACCAATCTTCTACCCAATTCTTCGTAGTTGGTTATAAGGGTACTTCGGCATTCGATGCTGGTATGTTCTACTGCCCATACGTTCCTCTACAGTTAGTTCGCGCTGTCGATCCTAACACCTTCCAACCAAAGATTGGTTTCAAGACCCGTTATGGTATGGTTGCTAACCCATTCACTACCCTTGATCAGGGTACCAATGGCCTATACGCTGGTAGCAACTACTACTACCGTAAGGTTAAGGTTACAAACCTAATGTAATCTTTGATAAAGCCTACGAAGATAGGCATTTTCAGGGGAGCTTCGGCTCCCCTTTTTGTTTTATAAATACTGGATAAAGGAACTCACTATGTCACTAGAAAGACTAACCTGTCCATTCCCAGAGAATATCAATCCACTTACCTCAGGTGGATTCATGTTGTCTATTCAAAAATTTCCAGAAGCAAGATTCTGGTGTACCCAAGCAAATCTTCCAGGTTTAACTCTACCTGAAGCACCGTTTGCAACGCGATTTAATCAGGTTCCAACACCTGGTGACACTCTAACGTTTGATTCACTGGACGTTAGATTCCTAATCGATGCAGACATGGGTAACTATAAGAAGGTGTGGAACTGGATCTACTCGCTTGGATTCCCAGATAACAACACCGACTTTTCTAATTTTGTAAACTCAGATACTCGTGGTGTTCGTGGTAACTATGCCAAGACAGTATCGGATGGAGCACTTACAATCCTGAACAACTCGAACGTTGCCATAGAGACAGTTCAGTTCATAGACCTATGGCCAACAAGCATTACCTCTCTACAACTCCAGTCAGATAACAGCGACACAGTTTATCTTGCCTGCGACGCAACGTTTAAATTCTCACACTGGAAATTTACATAAAATCTAATATTTGATATAATCGATATTATTTGACTTTGGATTATTATGAACATCGAACAACTGCATGATATGTGGGATGAAGACTGCCGGATCAACGACGATCATCTTGATAAGGAGTCCATCAACACCGCTAAACTTCACTCCAAGTATCTTCGTCTTCTGATTCAACACAAGATGAAGATTGCCGCGCTTCAAATGGAGTACAACACCACTCGTCAAAAGAAGTTCCGCTACTATCGTGGTGAGATGACTCGCGACGAACTCAAGGATCTCAACTGGGATCAATGGCAAGGTGTCAAACCTCTAAAGAACGAGATGGACGAGTTCCTTACAGGTGACGCTGACCTGAATAGGGTCTCCGTTAAGATTGAATATATAAAAGTAATGGTTGAAGCTTTGGAGTCAATCCTTGGACAGATCAAAGCACGTGATTGGCAGATACGAAACGCTGTCGAATTTAAGAAGTTTATAGCAGGTTCATGATATCAATTGAGAAGATCAACGAAGTACATCTAAGAGTTTATACCGAACAAGGTATAGCCCAAGAACTATCAGAATACTTTACCTTTGAAGTACCAGGAGCTAAGTTTACTCCTGCGTATAAGGCTAAGATCTGGGACGGTAAGATTAGACTATATGATCTACACCGTAAGACGTTGTACGTTGGTCTTCTCGACTATCTTCTTGCCTTTGCAGATCGAAACAACTACGAAGTCAAGTACGTCAATCAGGTATCCAATAAGGATCCTATCACAATAGAAGAAGTAAAAGAGTACGCCGAATGGTTGAACCTACATGGAAGAGGTGAACCAATTGAGATTCGTGACTATCAGTTAGATGCAGTACACAAAGCACTGAGTGATAAGCGTACACTACTCCTATCTCCTACAGCGTCAGGTAAGTCCCTGATCATCTACACTTCAATGAGATACCTTCTTGAGCAAGGTAAGAAGTGTATCCTAATCGTTCCTACAACCTCTCTAGTCGAGCAGATGTACTCAGACTTCGAGGACTACTCGTCTGCGAACGGATGGAAGACTTCACGTCACTGTCAGAAGTTATACTCTGGATTCTCAAAGGACTTCCAGTCAGACGTGTTGATCACTACATGGCAGTCGATCTATAAGCAACCTCGTGCATGGTTCGAACAGTTTGACGTTATCTTCGGTGACGAAGCTCACCAGTTCAAGGCAAAGAGCCTGTCAGACGTCATGGAGAAGATGACTTACGTTGAGTACCGTATAGGTACAACAGGTACGATCGACGGTAAGAAGGTGCATAAACTTGTTCTAGAAGGCATGTTTGGCTCAGTCTACAAGGTGATCACAACCAAGGAACTGATGGATAAGAAGCAGGTAGCAAACCTGCGAATCAAGTGTATCATTCTAAAGTACGATGATATCACTCGTCAACTTCGTAAAAAGAATTCTTATCAGGACGAAATGGACTTCCTTGTAACAAACGACAAGCGAAACAAGTTCATTCGCAATCTGTCTATAAGTTGTACTGGAAACACTCTGGTGTTGTTCCAATATGTACACAAGCATGGTATACCATTGTACGATATGATCAAGGCTAAGGTCGGTGATACTCGTAAAGTGTTCCTCATCTACGGTGCAACGGACGTAGAGGTTAGAGAAAAGGCTAGAGCTCTGACTGACAAGGAGAACGACGCTATCATCATCGCATCCTACGGTGTATTCTCTACAGGGATAAATATACCATCGATTGAGAACGTTATCTTTGCTTCTCCAAGCAAGTCAAAGATTCGTAACCTTCAGTCGATTGGTAGAGGTTTGAGACTAAGGCAAGGTAAGGAGTACTGCAACCTGTTTGACATTGCAGACGATCTACACTGGAAGTCTTGGAAGAATCATACTCTACAGCATCTTCAGGAACGTATCAAAACGTATACAGAAGAGCAGTTTTCAATCAAGTTGTTGGAGGTTGATCTTGAGCAATGAAGTGGTGTTAAAACTTACCAATGGTGATATGCTTATGGGCGAGTATAAAGGTATAGGAACAGATGCAATCATGATCAAGGATCCTATCCTACTCAGTGTAGTTCACGTTCAGCAGGGTGCTTCTACTATTGAGAAGACAGTTACTTCTCCCTACTGTATCTTTACTGCCGAGGATACCTTCCACTTTGATGCCAGACACATTGTCTTCTTAAAGCCTTTACACCCAAAGATGGTTGATCAATATCGTCAATTGGTACAAGAATTTAATAATGACAACCAGCAACCAGTACAAGATAACTTGAGTAACTTAGTTCCACCAACAGACATGTTACAATAAGTTGTTCCTCAGAGATACATTATACCATCAACAGAAGAATATTGTACAATCAAATTAGTAATTCTTTTTAGATTGTACTTTATTGTCAATTGAGTATAAAATCAATCCAACTATGGAGATTTTATGGCTACTCACTATGTAAACAATGCCGAGATGTTGGCGGCAATCAAACAATACAGAGCGGATATCTCTAAGGCAAAAGAGGAAGGTACTGAACCTCCTAGAATTCCCGAGTACATCGGCGAGTGTATCCTCAAGATTGCCAATAGACTATCCCACAAACATAACTTTATTAACTACTCGTATAGAGACGATATGATTCTCGATGGTATTGAGAATTGTATGCAGTGTATTACTAGTTTTGATCCTGACAAATCGTCAAATCCATTCTCCTACTTTACTCAAGTCATCTACTTTGCCTTCCTCCGTCGAATCGCAAAGGAGAAGAAGCAGTCCTACATTAGAGGTAAGCTCATCCAAGAGATGGCCTTTGATTCTTTTGAACTACAGGATCATGATGACGACGCAGACTTCAAGAATGCTTATACAGCCTTCATTCAATCCCACTCTAACTTTGATGACTCCTTCGTAAAGAAAAAGGAAAAGAAAAAGGTTGAGAAGCAATCACTGGAAGTCTTTATAGATGAAACCATTGAACCCGATGTGGAGAACATCGTACTGAACCTGGAGGAAGATGATGAGTGATAGAGATTGGCTTGAACGTGTACGTCTTGCAATGGACGTCTATAACCAAGGTAGACTACACCGAGACTTTCAGGCAGCGGAGATCGAGAAGTTCATCATGTGGTTATACCAACAGTATGGTTACGTATATCCAAAGAAAGAAAAGACAGAATGAGACGCTGGAAAATCGCTTACCCCGATGAATACGATAATCCAGTAATAGAAATCTTAACTGATGATGACATTATTGCACAGTACTGGAACCATTGGTACGATAGAATGTGCAAAAAATTTGGTAAAGAAGTGGTCGACTCTAACTATACTAAAGAAGACTGTATCTATGATTGGACTGTTGTCCATTGGGCATGGGAAGTTAAATGAAGGTTGCTATTATTACTGATGTTCACTGGGGAGCTCGTAACGACTCTCAGGTGTTTGTTGAGTTCTACAAAAAGTTCTATCACGGTGTGTTCTTTCCAGAACTGGAACGCCAAGGTATCGATACCGTCTTAATGCTTGGTGATACATTTGATCGCCGTAAGTACACTAATCACGCTACGATCAAAGCAGCCAAAGAGATCTACTTTGATGAACTAAAGAAAAGAAACATTAAGACTTATATTCTAATCGGCAATCACGATACGTTCTATAAGAATACGAACGAAGTGAATACCATTCAACTTCTTTTACCAGAATACGATAACCTGTATCCTATAGTCAACGCTGAAACGATTGAACTAGATGGTACTAAGATCTGTATGGTTCCTTGGATATGTGCCGAAAACTACGTACAAACATTCAATGAAATCAACACGACTAAAGCCGAGATCTGCATGGGTCACTTTGAGATTGCAGGCTTCGAAATGTATCGCGGTCATCCTAGTGAAGGCGGTCTCTCCCCCGATTCTTTTTCTAAGTTTGATATTGTTTACTCCGGTCACTATCATCACAGGTCTACTAAGGGTAATATTACATATCTCGGAACTCCTTACGAACTTACATGGCAGGATTACGCCGACACAAAGGGTTTTCATATTTTTGACCTTTCTGATCGCTCCCTCAGTTTTGTACCTAATCCTCATACAATTTTCGTACGTCTGGAATATGATGATAAAGAAAAAGATCCGGTTGAACTTGATGCACTTGATCTAAAGGATTGCTTCTTAAAGCTCGTTGTCGTTAACAAGACTGACTACTATAAGTTTGACAAATTCGTCAACAAGCTATATACAAAAGGTGCTAATGATATTAAAATAGCAGAGAACATGTCAGACGCTGAGTCCAGCACCATCGACTCTGACATTGATCTTGAGGATACCCTAAGTATTCTATCGAACTATATTGATAACCTACAGACGGAAGTTGATAAAGACAAGATCAAGACATACATGAAAAATCTCTACACAGAGGCTATTAATATCGAGGTTACTTAATGATCGTATTCAAAAAGATATGCTAAAGAGATCAGAATGTATAAATAGTTAATGGAGGTAACTATGCGTACATACACTGAAGAAGAAATAAGAATAATGTCAGATCCAACTTTAAGAGGTGCTGATGTATGCATTATATTAAATATAAGCACTGCAACACTATCAAGAGTTAGAAAAAAACTAGGTATTAAAATACCATCTGGTCTAAAGCCCGGGCAAGGCCCGGAACGAAAAGGGATATACAAGCCATGTCCGGAATGTGGAAAAAGCGTTTATCATTCACAAAAATCTTTTGAAATCAATAAGTACTGTTCTAAAAAATGTGTTTTTAAAAATAAAGACTTTAGAGAAAAAATGAGATCAATTGATCGTTCTGCCTTATATGAAAAAATGCGCGGTGCTATTAAAAATCCAAATATTAAAGAATACAAAAGATACGCAAACAGAGTTCATAGACTAACTTCTAAAGTTTATAAAGAAAACATTGATATTATAAATCCACAACGTCATCCAAGGACTATTTGTGGAGTAGAAGGCGGTTGGCAACTAGATCATATAATTCCAATTAAAGAATGCTTTGAAAGGGGGTTGTCTGCAGAAGAAGCTTCATCACTAGATAATTTAAGAATGCTTCCATGGAAACAAAATCTAATGAGAAATTATGAGAATAACCTTTAAAAAGATATCGTACAAAAACTTTCTATCAACCGGTAACTCAGTCAACACCATCCTGCTGAATAAGTCCCATAGCACTCTGGTGATTGGTAAGAACGGTGAAGGCAAGAGTACGATGCTCGATGCCCTTTGTTATGTACTATTTGGTAAGCCTTTCCGTAACATCAACAAACCACAACTGATCAATTCCATCAACGGAAAGCAACTCCTAGTCGAAATTGAGTTCTCCATTGGACCAAAGGAGTATAAGGTCGTGCGTGGTATGAAGCCAAACATCTTTGAGATCTGGTGTGACAACGTCATGCTTAATCAGGACGCCGCTGTAAAGGACTATCAGAAGGTACTTGAGCAGCAGATCCTACGCCTGAACTATAAGACCTTTACACAGGTTGTTATCCTTGGTGCTGCATCGTTCGTTCCATTTATGCAACTACCTGCAGCACAGCGACGTGATGTCATTGAAGATATTCTTGACATCCGCATCTTCTCTGTTATGAATCAAATTCTAAAGGATAGAATCAATGAGAACCGAGATCTACTTTCGGACATCGAAACTAAAATCGACATCGCAAAACGATCTGTTGAGGTTCAGAAGAAACTCATTGGGACACTGGTTAGTTCTAAAAGGGACCAGGTGGCACAGATTGAGCGTCGACTACAAGAAAACCAATCAGAGATCGAGGCTAACAATGTTAAGCAAGCAGAAATATCGGAAAAAATCTCCAGACTTATGGAGAGCGCTAGCAAGTTTGATGATGTAGAAACCCTTATCCAGAAGGCTAACAGAGCACATCAAAAGCTTCTGACCAAGAAGGAACAACAGGACGAGGTGATGAGCTTCTTTCTGATGAATGAGACCTGTCCATCGTGTTCTCAGGGTATTCCACATGAACACAAGGAAAGTGTCATCACTAAGATCGCTACTGAACAAACTGAAGTAGTTGAAAACATCAACACGATTGAAGACGCCTACAACAAGTTGATTGAACGTCAAAAAGAACTCGCTACAATCAATAGAGAAATCACTATGTTAAACGCTCAGTGTAATTCTATATTGAATGCCAACGCTCTTCTGGCTCGTCAGAACGTAGGCCTACAGCAGGACATCGCATCTACTTCTAATGATACTTCAAACATCGATACGGAAAAGCTAAAGCTCAAGGAGATCGCCGATGAGGCAGTACTTCTAATCGAAAGAAAGACTCAACTGTATTCTGAGAAGCAGGTACATGAGGTTTCATCTTTACTTCTAAAAGATACTGGTATCAAGACCGCGATCATTCGTGAGTACCTTCCTGTGATGAATAAGCTCATCAATAAGTACCTGAACGTAATGGATTCATACATCCACTTTGAGCTCGACGAATCTTTCAACGAGGTTATCAAGTCTCGCTTTCGTGATGAGTTTACATACGCATCCTTCAGTGAAGGTGAAAAGCAACGTATCGATCTGGCAATCCTGTTTACATGGAGACAGATCGCCAAGATGAAGAACTCGGTCAATACTAATCTTCTAATCTTTGATGAGATCATGGACTCTTCTTTGGATACATCTGGAACAGAAGCATTCATGTCGATGCTCGATCAGTTTGGTCTTGACACAAACATCTTTGTGATTAGCCATAAAGGAGATATGCTCTTTGACAAGTTCCACAGCGTTCTACGCGTAGAAAAGAAGAACGACTTCTCCGTTATAGTATAAAAGTATTCAAAAAATAGTAGTGTACAATAATTAGAAGATGGTGTACAATCTATCCTACAAACTGGATAAACACCATGCAAAACACTAGCGATCTAACAGCCAAGCTTCTAGCAAACGAGAACCTGACAGTCGTACGAACCAACGAAAGCACCGCTTCGTTCGACGTGACTGGTCGGGTTCTTTCGCTTCCTATGTGGAAGACTATGTCCAACGACCTTGAATCGATGCTTATCGGTCACGAGGTTGGCCACGCTCTGTACACTAGTCCTACCGCATGGCTCAAGGCTATCGATGATATGCCTGAAAGCGAAGCTCGTATCTTCAAGCAATACCTGAACCTTGTTGAGGATGCTCGTATCGAAAAGCTTATGAAGCGTCGTTATCCTGGTCTTCGTAAGTCCTTTGTTCAAGGCTACAAAGAACTGGTTGAACGTGACTTCTTTGGCATGAATGGCCGTGATCCTAACTCCATGATGTTTGCCGACCGTCTCAACATCTATTTCAAGACCGGCAATCTCAACATCAAGTTTCTTTCCGACGAAAAGAAGTACGTCAACAAGATTGCTGATGTTGAAACGTTCGATGAGGTCATTGCTGTTACTAAGGAACTCTATGAGTTCTGTAAGAAAAACACGCAGAATGGTCTTATGGATGGACTCAGCTTGGAAGACCTGTTGTTCTCTACCTCTGAAGATCAAGAATTTGAAGACGCAGAGGATGCCTTTGAATATGGTGAGTTTGAAGAAAACGAAGACGCGATGGTGAAAACAAAGGCTCCTAGCACTTCTGAGGCTCCTACAGATAAAGATACTCCTCCTGAGATTAGTACTGCTACTGAACTTGAAAGCAAGCTTGCTGCTGTTGCCGACACGTCCAGTGTGTATAAGAACATTGTTCTTCAAGAAGAACTCAACATCGATCCTGTGATTGATTTTAAGACTGTTCTTGGTCAAACGAAGAAGCTTGATGACAATAATTTCATGCCATCTAAACAAAAGTCCTTGGAATCATACAATAAGTTTATGCAAAGCTCTGAGCGTATGGTGAGTTACTTGGTCAAAGAATTTGAAATGCGTAAGTCTGCTACGGCATACAAGCGTGCTCAAACTTCTAAGACTGGTTCACTCGATGCAAAGAAGTTGTATGCTTACAAGCTTAAGGATGACATCTTCCGTCGTGTTACTACCATCGCTGATGGTAAGAACCACGGTATGATCTTCCTGCTTGATTGGTCTGGTTCTATGACTAATGCAGTTCAACCTATGATTGAACAGGTTATCAACTTGACTATGTTCTGTCGTCGAATCAACCTTCCGTTTGAGGTGTATGCTTTTAGCGATCAGTACGATGACACTGACGTTCTTGCACTTGCAAAGCACCGTAACCTGATCAATTCCGTTTCTATGGAAGCTAATAAAGACATTGTTTATGGTTCAAGTTACTTCCGTCTGTTGAACCTGTTTTCTTCTCGTATGACTAACAGTGAGTTCAAGACTATGACTCGTCGTTTGTACGATACGAATCGATTCATGATCGGTGCTGATGGCTATAGTCTTGGTGGTACTCCATTGAACGAAGCTCTTCTGTATATGCTGGACTTCATTCCTAAGTACAAGAACACAAACAACATTGAAAAGTTGACGTTCATTACGCTTACTGATGGTGAAGGTAGTCCGCTTAAGATTAGTGGTAGCCGTCACATGGATTCTCGTAAGTACGAAGGCGGCAAGTACGTTAGCTATCACTATCTGTACAACGACAAGATCACCGGCAAGTCGTATGAATTTAATTCTGGTTCTGCTGGTTGTACTGAAAACCTATTGAAAATTATGAAGGATCGTTATGATGTCACAACACTTGGTTTCTATATCACTGCTCGTCGTGAATCTGCTTACAATGCCGCATATCGTAGTCACTTTGGCCGTAATGCTTCTGTCCCAGAACTTTCCGACGCTCGCCGTAAGATGAACTCCAACGGGTTCTTCTCAATCCTGAACACCGGTCGCGATGAATTGTTCGTTATTCCTGACAACAGCAAGATTGTAAGTGACGATGTTCAAGGCTTGGAGATCAGTGGTTCCCAAACGGCTGGAGACATCGCACGCCGGCTGTCCAAGATGTTCTCTACATCCAAGCGCTCTCGAGTTCTTCTGGATCGCTTTATTGGCCACGTGGCGTAATCAAAAAGTATTCAGATACGATTGTACAAATAATCGTATCTGTGATACAATACTACTATATCATGAAGAAAGGTGACTATGTCTAAGGACTACCAAATTGAGTTTGAGGCTAAGATGTTCGAAATGTTTCCGAGCATCAACGAATCGGGTCAGGTTACCCGTCAACAAATCATGCAGGTCTTGGATGCTATGAAAAGCAAGAAGTGGCCTACGTGGATCACCAATGTTAAGGTTAGTCGTGGCGTCTATGGCGTCGGCAACCGCAAACTCGAAGTCGTGCATAGTGCACCTGAACCTGAAAGCGTACAAGAAGTGAACGTACACTCGCTCATCCCTATGAAAGACAAGAACTACGTTGCATTCGGTAATCACCGTGACGTAGAAAAGATCGTCAAGTCAAATCAATTCTACCCTGTGTACATCACTGGTCCTACCGGCAACGGTAAGTCGACTATGGTTGAACAGGTCTGTGCTAATAACAACAAGCCTCTGATCCGTGTCAACTTGAACATGATGACTGACGAGGATCAACTGATCGGCTCTAAGACTCTGGTCGACGGCAACGTTGAAATCATCGAAGGTCCTGTGTTGATCGCCATGCGTACTGGTGCTACCCTTCTGCTCGACGAAATCGATGCAGGTGGTGCAAATACGCTGCTGTGTCTTCAGCCTATCCTTGAAGGTAAACCATTCTATTTCAAGCTCAAGAACGAGCTGGTCAAGCCTGCACCCGGCTTCAATGTGTTTGCCACTGCAAACACTAAGGGTAAGGGTTCAGACGATGGTCGATACATCGGTACGAACATCCTGAACGAGGCATTCCTTGAACGCTTCGCTGTGACCTTGAACCAAGATTATCCTAACGCCTCTACTGAAAAGAAGATCGTCATGAATCTGATGGACCAGTATGGTTGTGTGGATGAAGAGTATGCTGAAACTCTGGTGAAGTGGGCAGATGCTATTCGGCGTACATACGAAGATGGTGGTGTTGATGAACTCATCACTACTCGTCGTTTGACTCACATTGTGCGAGCCTTTAGCATCTTCAACAACAAGAAGAAAGCTATTGACCTCTGCTGCAATCGATTCGACGATGTTACGCGTACTGCTTTCATTGATCTCTTTGACAAGATTTCTAATGAGCCTGTACAAAAACCCGAAGAAGTTGTACAATCAACTAAACAGGTTGATGCTGAGATTCCTTTCTGATAACATTGAGGTAATACATTATGAAATACTCTGATCTGAACAAGACCCAAAAGCGTGTGGTCGACGCATTCATTCAACTGCGCCCTGAACTGGCTACGAAATCGACGATTACTCGTCCCGAAATTGAAGACCTGTTCGCCAAGCTGTATGCCCAGCGTAGTGCTGGTGGCGAGAAGATCGGCTACCCGATGTGGTTGGTCAAAGGTCAAAAGGTTTCGCGTGGTGTGTATATCTTCCCTGCACCAGGCGCAAGCTTTACCGATGCAGTCTCTGCAGTCATGACTCAGAAGACTGAAATGTCTCAAGAAGACAAAGAATTCCTGGCTGAACTTGAAGAAGCCGGAATTACAGCTTAATTTTTCTGGTAGTGGGATACACCATCGTCCCACTACTATTTTTGTGTGATGGTAATGGAGAAAATTATGACGAAAATTGAACGCCTTGAAAAGTACCTCGCCTCTGGCGCCACTGCAACCCCCAAGCAAATCAACCGTATGTTTGGACTGAGCAACTCTGCTGATGCAATCTACACCCTGCGTCAGCGTGGTAACCTGATCTACACGAACCCTGCTGTTCTGTCGGATGGTACTCGCACCGTTAAGTATCGCGTTGGTACTCCTACCAAGGCTATGGTTGCTGTGATTCATCAGCTTGGTGCTCTGGCTTAATTAGATTTAGTCTAATTTAAAGTCCGGATATAATATCTGTATCCGGACTTTTATTGTTTTAATATGACTAAGAAAAAAGAAACGATTAATTCAGTTGCTGCTTCTCAAACTGCCACGACAGGTGGACGTAAGTTTGATGGTGGTAAACTTCAGTATGGCTTGATTCCTCCTCTTGCTCTGCAAGAAATGGTGAAGGTGCTTACCTTTGGTGCTGAAAAGTATGAACCTGATAACTGGAAGGTCGTACCTGATTCCAAGCGTCGTTATTTTGATGCTCTACAAAGACATGTGTGGGCATGGAAGCAAGGTGAAGTGATGGACCCAGAATCCGGTATTCATCACCTAGCGCACGCTGCATGCTGCCTATTCTTTCTGTATGAGCATGATGTTGAGTATTCCAAGGAGTAAAAATGAACCTAAGTAAAGAAACCCTGACCCTGATCCGAAACTTTGCCTCGATCAATGGTTCTATCGTACTGAAGCAAGGCAACAGCCTGTCGACTATCAGTGAAGGCAAGACAGTCATGGCTATGGGTTCTATTGCAGAATCATTCCCATTCGACTTTGGTATCTATGATCTGAACGAATTCCTTGGTGCCGTTGGTATCTTCCAGAATCCTACGCTTGAATTCTCTGAGAAGTTTGTCTCCATCTCCGATGGTGGCAAGTCGAAGATCAAGTACTTCGCAGCAGGCGAAGGTATCGTTAAACCTGCACCTTCTACCATTAAGTTCCCTTCTGCCAACGTTGAGTTTGAACTCAGCGCTGAGGCTCTGGCTATGATCCTGAAGACTTCGTCTGCACTGAAAGCAGGTGACCTGTCTATCCAAGGTGATGGTTCTACCCTACAAGCTGTCGTGTCAGACAAGAAGAATGCAACCTCTAACGCATACTCCGTTGACCTAGGTGCCACAGATCAAACCTTCAAAGCAAACCTGAAGATTGAAAATCTAAAGATGTTGCCAGGTGACTATACCGTATCACTGCATCCAAAAATCTCTAAGTTTGCAAATCGTGCAGTTGACCTGACCTACTACATTGCGATTGAAGCTGACTCGGAGTTCTAATGGTTGAAGGCGCATTCAGAGGAGTAGGTGAAGCCATCGCCTTTGGTTTCATTCTTCTCTGCATCTTTGTTCCACTAGGTCTATGGAAGCTTGTGGAAATTATTATTTGGTTATTTCAACACGTGAGAATTACTATACTATGAATTGTGTTGAAAAGTACTTGAAAAGTACTTTGTGTTATAAATAGATTATGATCTACAAAATAACCAACACAATCACTGGTGACTTCTATATTGGATACACTGGTCTAACTTTAGAAGAACGTTTTACTAAGCATAAGTATAACGCTAAAGCTGGAGGCTCAACGTATCTTTATAGAGCTATGCGTAAATACGGGGAAGATAACTTTATTATTGAATGTCTACAAGAAGATGGAAATCTTAATGAAGATGAACCTCTTTGGATTAGTAAGCTTAACCCAAGCTATAACATGACTAAGGGAGGTGAAGGAGGAGATACTTCTAATTCTCCTAACTTTAAAAATGCTATGTCTAACAGACGTTCATATGCTGGAGAGGGCAACCCTCAATATGGAAAGTTTGGATCCGATAATGGAAAATCTAGACGTGTTATAGTTGATGGGATAGAATATTGTAGTATCACCGAAGCAAGGCATAAAGGCAAAAGATCTTTTGCCTATGTCAAACAAAACGGGATTTTTGTATAATATATTTTTGTGAATGGAAACTTTATTATGAGTGCGCAGTATCTTTGGTGCGAAAAATATCGTCCTCAAACTATCGATGAGTGTGTTCTGCCTGAATCGATGAAGAAGACGTTCAAGGAGTTCATTGCTTCTGGTGAACTCCCTAACTTCCTGTTCTGTGGTGGAGCAGGCGTGGGTAAGACTACTGTTGCAAAGGCTCTGTGTAACGAGGTTGGTGCTGAGTATCTCTTCATCAACGGCTCTGAAGAATCAGGTATCGACATTCTTCGTAGCAAGATCAAGAACTTTGCTTCTTCTGTTTCACTCACCGACTCTAAGAAAGTGGTTATCCTTGATGAGGCTGATTACCTTAATCCTAATTCCACTCAGCCTGCTCTTCGCGCTTTTATCGAAGAGTTTAGTAACAACTGCAGGTTCATCTTTACTTGTAACTTCAAGAATCGAATCATTGAACCTCTTCATTCGCGATGCTCGGTAATCGAGTTCAAGATTGAAAACTCGGACAAGCCTAAGATCGCATCGGACTTCTTCAAGCGTGTGAAGAATATCCTGCAGACCGAAGGTGTTGAGTCCGACATGAAGGTTGTTGCAGAGGTAATTACCAAGTACTTCCCTGACTATCGTCGTATCTTAAACGAACTACAGCGATACTCCGTCAGTGGTCGTATTGACACCGGCATTCTTGTGAACCTCAGCGATGAATCCTACGTTGAGTTGATCAAGACTATGAAGGAAAAGAACTTCACCGAGGTTCGTAAATGGGTTGGCAAGAACTCAGACATCGAATCCACCGAGTTGTTCCGACACTTCTATGACAAGGCTGTGAACTATATTGAACAACAGTCTATTCCTCAGATGGTGTTGATTCTTTCCGAGTATCAATACCGTGCGGCCTTCGTTGCCGATCGTGAAATTAATACTATGGCTGCACTTACTGAAATGATGGCGCAGCTCAAATTCAAGTGAGCATATTATGGAATTCATTTTTATTCTTATCGTCTGTGGTGTGGCTTCTTTCTTCCTAGGTTGGAAAGCAAGAGAAGTCGCTGCAAAGAAAGCTATCCTTGAGATGATCGATAGCACGAACGAAGCTTACAAAGATAAGATCATAAACGTGTATATTGAGAAGGTAAACGATCAGTTCTTTTTGTATAATAAAGACACCGGTGCTTTCATCACCGAGGTTAAGTCCAAGAATGAACTGATGAACTTCATTCAAGAAAAGTACACTGACAAAACTGTAATGATCAAGCGAGACGATCTCGACCTACTGGCATGAGTTTCTTTGACTATCTCAATGCTATAAATACGACTAAGAAGGACCTCATGAAAGAGGACCCTCTTAGTGAGAAGGATTATGTTCCGTTCATGATCAATAGAGGTCTGTCTTACTTTCCTGATACAGTTCTTTATGCCAATGAAATGAATAAGTATGCGTCGGTGCCAAAGCGCTGGCAGTTCGACTTCTATCTTCACTCGGTAAAACCAAAGAAGCGTTTTAGCAAGTGGCACAAGAAAGAAGCGTATGCAGACGACGTGAAGTTACTCATGAAGGTGTACGACTATTCAAGTCAGCGTGCTTCTGAAGCGCTGGATCTTCTTACCGAAGACCAACTGAAGGAGCTACGTCAACAGTACAGTGAAGGTGGAAGATAAGAATATATAAATAATTCAGTCATTGATTATGACATAATAACAAAAGTAGGAAGTGATATGAGCACTGAATTGATTTATTACGATTGGACACAGGAGTCCATGCTGGAAGTTGTTCTTCCAGAGCCAGATAATTTTCTAAAAGTACGAGAAACATTGACACGCATTGGAGTTGCTTCAAGGAAGAATCAGACTCTATATCAAAGCTGTCACATCCTTCACAAGCAAGGTAGATATTTTATCGTACACTTCAAAGAACTTTTTGCGTTGGATGGCAAGGAAGCTAACATCAGCACCTCCGACATCGAACGTAGAAACACAATTGCACACCTTCTGCAGGACTGGGGTCTATTAAAGATTATAGATACTAGTAAGGCAGAACCTCGTGTATCACTGTCCCAGATCAAAGTTGTTTCTTTTAAAGAGAAGAATGACTGGGATCTCATCGCCAAGTATTCTATTGGCAAAAAATCAAGCAAATAATGGAGAAACTATGCTGAAATTTGAACTGACCGTTGAAGAAGCTAACCTTATTCTTAATGCTCTGTCGAAGCAACCCTTTGAGGTTGTCTCTGGCTTGATCGCTAAGATCCAAGAACAGGCTCGTCCTCAACTCACTCCTCCTGCAGAACCCGCTGCTGAGTGATATAAATAGATAACCCAATCGGGATGGGAACCAGCATGCCCGCGAAGGCTGGCTAAATATCCGCGGGCCCAATCTTTAAACATGGAATAATTATGTCACTTACAATTAAAAATCTTGAGAGTGCGTTAGCTGGTGAATCGATGGCACATATTAAATACCGATACTTTGCCAAGATCGCCCGTGAAGAAGGCTATGAAGAAGTTGCAAAACACTTTGAACATACGGCCAATCAAGAAATTCTTCACGCTTGGGGTCATCTTGAGCTTCTTATTGGTAAGCCTTCTACGAAGGAGTGTCTTGAGAAAGCTATCGAGGGTGAAACCTACGAATTCAATCACATGTATCCACAGTTTCACGCCGATGCTGTAAAGGAAGGTGACGTTGCTGCTGCTGGTGTAGCCCTTGAACAGATCGCCGAATCAAAGGAGCACGCAGAACAATTTAAAAAGGTTCTGGCTCTGGCTGAAAAGCGATTCGCTGCGCTGACCAAAGTTGAGAAGCGTCATGCTGAAGCGTATAAACAAGTATTGGAGAACATGTAATGTCTGAACGAATCTACGTATGCGTTGTATGTGGTCATCAACTATCTGAGGCTGACTGGTTGAGTCTCCCAGATACTGTTAACTGCCCTGAGTGTGGAGTTAGCAAGGATGATTACGTTCTAATGGAGTAATCCCCCTACCTTAGGGCTGTTTGGTGCTACAGCAAAAGGCGTCCGGGAAATTTCACTGTCACTCGTTAGTTGACCCAGTATAAAGTAAGCTGGACAATACGCCTTCGGGGTATTCAATTATTAACTCGCTTAACAAGGAGAAAACTATGCAACTAGGTAACATTACCTTTGGTCCTCAGTTCAAAGACATGGACAAATTCTTCGTCGGCTTCGACGATACGTTCAATCGTCTAGCAAAAGTCCACGACGATCTCACCAAGAACATCCCTAACTACCCACCATACAACATCAAGAAGACGAGTGAAAACACTTACGTCATTGAAGTTGCTGTAGCCGGTTTTGGTAAGCAGGATATCGAGATTGAACTAGCTGACAACAAGCTGTTCATCCGTGGTAACGTACAAAACACAGAAGATGATGGTAACTTCCTGTTCAAGGGAATCGCTAATCGTGCTTTCACACGTACGTTTGCTCTTGACGATCAGGTTGAAGTCAAGGATGCTGAGATGATCAATGGTATGCTGAAGGTATTCCTGGAAAGAATCATTCCTGAATACAAGAAGCCAAAGAAGATCGCAGTCAAGTCTAAAGACCTTACAGAGGAGCAAAAAGATGAGATTGCTGGAAAACTTTAAAACAATCGCGTATGATTTGAAGAAATTCATCTTCAAATTCAAGGCCTATAAGACAGGCAAAGTAAAGTAAATCAAAGGATATATTATGAGTGATACAAAGGGATTTAGATTAGTAACAGGCGAAGTAGTACTAGCTAGTGTGGTTACTGAGAATCCAACGGAGTTCGTTATTAAAGACGCTGCACAGATGGTAACTCAAGAGATTGAACCTGGTAGAATGGGAGTAGGGTTACAACCTTACGTGCCATACGCTAATGGTAGTATCACTTTGTATAAGTCTAGCATCAACGCTTCATTTGATCTTGATAGACAAGTTGAAAATGAATATAACAGAATCTTTGGATCTGGTATCGTAATCGCTGGTGCGGACTCAATGCCTCTATAAGATTTACTTTAAATCGGAAACCTGGTATAATTAGTGTTATACCAGGTTTTTTATTTTCTATGAAATTCTACACAGCAGTTTCTCGTTACGGCAACAACATCCTCTATCGTGGCTACGAGGATGGCGCCCGCGTAAAGCGTAAGATCCCATTCAAGCCCACGCTATATGTTCCTACGAACGGTGATTCCCAGTTCAAGACGCTCGATGGAATACCGGTTCAACCTAAGAAGTTTGAAAACATGCGAGCTGCAAAAGACTATGTCGAGCAGTTTGATGATGTAAAGAACTTCAAGGTGTATGGTAACACCAACTACATTGCACAGTTCATTGCTCATGAGTTCCCAGGTGAAATCAAGTTTGATCGCAACAAGATTCGTGTACACAACCTCGATATTGAAGTTGCATCGGATGAAGGCTTCCCTGAACCTAAGGATGCAAAGCATCCAATCATCTCCATCGCAGTCCATGACAACATCCTCAACACATACTTCGTTTGGGGTCTGGGCAAATACGACACCAGTAAAGCAGAACTCAAGGATACTCGTATTGAATACACCGAGTGTGTGGACGAATACCACCTACTTAAGTTCTTCGTTGAATTCTGGTTCAATGAATTCCTAAGCCCTGATGCCATCACAGGCTGGAACGTTCGTGGATTCGACATTCCATATCTGGTCAACCGTATTAATCGTATCCTTGGTGAGGAGTACGTCAAGAAACTAAGTCCTTGGGGCATGGTTGAAGAACGTATGGTTTCCATGCGTAAAGGTATGGTCCAGATGTATGACATCATTGGTGTTGCTCAGCTCGACTACATGGATCTATTCCAGAAGTTTGGTTACTCCTTTGGTCCTCAGGAAAACTATCGCCTTGACACGATTGCAAACGTAGTCCTTGGTGAAAGAAAGATGGACTACAGTGAGTATTCTAACCTGCATACTCTCTACAAAGAAGACCATCAGAAGTTTATCGACTATAACATCCGTGACGTATATCTAGTCAATGGTATGGAAGATAAGATCGCCATGATTACGCTGTGTATGACTATGGCGTATAAAGCAGGTGTGAACTACAGTGACACCTTTGGTACCACTGCGATCTGGGATCAACTGATTCATAGAACTCTGTTGGCAGACAACATCGTTGTTCCACCTAACTCCGACAAGTACAAAGGTGACTACGATGGTGGTTACGTCAAGGAACCTCAGTGTGGTGTCCACGACTGGGTATGCTCCTTTGACGTTAACTCACTGTATCCAAACATCATCGTTCAATGGAACATGTCCCCTGAAACTATTCTGAAAGGTCAGATCGAACCAGGTGTCACCGTTGATAAGATGCTGAATGGATTTACATCTCAGCGTGCAGACGCTTCTATGGCCGCAACCGGTCAATACTTCTCCAATGAAAAGCAAGGCTTCATGCCAAAGATCATTGAAGAAATGTATGATGAACGTGTTCAGATCAAGAAAAAGATGTTGGCTTCTAAGAAAGAACTAGAAGCATGTGATAAGTCCAACAAGCAAGAGGTGTATCGTATTGAACGTGATATCGCACACTTTGAAAACCAACAGACCGCGATCAAGATTCTTTTGAACTCGCTTTATGGTGCAATGGGTAACAAGTACTTCCGTTACTTCACTATGGAGATTGCAGAAGGTATCACCATCACTGGTCAGTACATCATTAAGTGGGCTGAGAAACACGTTAACGCTTTCCTTAACAAGACTCTAAAGACAAATAAAGATTATGTTATTGCTATTGACACTGACTCTGTTTACGCTTGTCTGGCTGACTTGGTCAACTCAGTTATGCCTGATGCTGACACAACAAAGAAAGTTGACTTCCTTGACAAGGTGTGTTCACATCTCGAGACGGAAGTTCTTGATGTTGCGTTCAAGCAACTAAAGGAAAATTGCAACGCCTATAAGCAACGTATCACTATGAAGCGTGAAGGTATCGCCAATCGTGGTATCTGGACCGCTAAGAAACGATACATTCTAAACGTATGGGACAACGAAGGTGTTCGATACGCTAAGCCTAAGCTAAAGATCATGGGTATTGAAGCCATTAAGTCTTCTACTCCTGCTCCATGTCGTAAGGCATTCAAGGAACTATTCAATATTCTTATTGATGGTACCGAGGCAGAAACCCAGAAGTTCATTGCAGACTTCCGCAATAAGTTCATTGCACTTCCTGCTGAAGATAAAGCTTTCCCTCGTGGTGTTTCCTCTGTGAGGGACTACATGGACAGCAAGACAATCTATAAGAAAAGCACTCCTATCAACTCTAGGGCTGCAATTCTTTATAACTATATGCTTAAGGAAAAGAATCTGGTTAACAAGTATGAATCAATCAAGGATGGCGAGAAGATCAAGTACATCCACTTGAATCCACGCAATCCTCTTCGTGAGGATGTGATTGGTTTCTATACTGTGCTTCCACCAGAGTTTGGTCTACACCAATACATCGACAACGACGCACAGTTCGACAAAGCTTTCCTTGAACCAGCAAAAGCAATCCTAGACGCAATTGGCTGGAAGGCCGAAGAATCCGCATCATTGGAGGACTTCTTTTCATGAAGAACATTAACATACTTAGAACTGGAATTGACGTAAGCAAAATCAAGAAGCAACTTGATGAAAATCCAAATGACTGGGATAGTCAGAAAAAGATTAGTAGAGCCGAGTCAATGCTTGATCGAGGATGGATGGAGATTGATACCGGTGTTCTGCAACTAATCATTGGCATGGTTAGACACAAGCATGAATTCGTTGGTGATTCTGAGTTGTGTTATCCTACTCCAGCTTTCTTTAGACATACTGCAGTCATTGAATGGCTCAACGCAAATGGATTTGAACACTATCGTAGATGTGGGTTCTTATCAATTCCAACTGGCAGTATCGTTGGTACTCATATAGATGAAGGCAAATACTATCTCGATAAGCATAGATTTCATTTGTCAATTCAAGGTGAATACAACTATACTGTTGGAGACGAGTCTGAACTAATCAAGCCTGGTACACTACTTGTGTTCAATAATAAACTTCCTCATGGAACAAAGAACGTAGGAAACTGTCCAAGAATTACATTCGTATTTGATGTACCACATGATTCTTGGGATCATAGTGTGTACAATAATTACTCAATTGAGATATAATAGAAAGGTTACTATGAAACTTCTTAAATTTTACGCTGACTGGTGTGGCCCCTGCAAAATGCTGAGTAAGGTGGTTGAGGGTATGGAAGTGAAGATGCCAATTGAAAACATTGACATTGAAACACAACAGGATCTCGCAATCAAGTACAAAGTACGAGGTGTACCTACGTGTGTACTCGTCGAAGACGACGGTACTGAGATCAAGCGCAAAGTTGGTATGATGAGTGAAAAAGACTTCAAACAATTTATCGGCGAATAAGGAAACACATGAGCATACTAGATAAAATCAAGAAAAATACTACGATTAAAGAATCTGCCGTTTTGGCTGAATCAAAGTTCTTCACCAAGAAGGACATGATTCCTACATCCGTTCCTATCATCAACGTTGCCCTGAGTGGTAGAATGGATGGTGGTCTTACACCTGGCCTGACGATGTGGGCTGGTCCATCAAAGCACTTCAAGACTGCTTTTAGTTTGCTCATGGCTAGATCGTATCTAGACAAGTATCCAGACGCAGCACTGTTGTTCTATGACTCGGAGTTTGGTACTCCTCAATCGTACTTTGATTCCTTTGGTATCGACACCAAGCGTGTTCTGCATACTCCTATCACCGACCTTGAACAACTGAAGTTCGATGCAATGCAGCAGATCGATAATCTTGCACGTGGTGATCGTGTTATTATCGTGATTGACTCAATTGGTAACCTTGCTTCTAAGAAAGAAGTCGAGGATGCACTTGAAGGTAAGTCTGTTGCAGATATGTCTCGTGCAAAGCAGATCAAGTCTCTGTTCCGTATGGTTACACCTCACTTAACTATCAAGGATATTCCTATGATCGTAGTGAATCACACCTACATGGAACAAGGTATGTTCCCTAAGGCAATCGTTTCTGGTGGTACCGGTCCATACTACTCGGCTGACAACATCTTTATTCTTGGTCGTCAACAAGAAAAGGAAGGAACTGAAATTGTTGGTTACAACTTTATTATCAACGTTGAAAAGTCTCGTTACGTCAAAGAAAAATCAAAGATTCCTGTTAGTGTTTCTTTTGATGGTGGTATTAGCAAATGGTCTGGCTTACTTGATCTCGCACTTGAAAGCGGTCATGTGATTAAACCTTCCAACGGTTGGTACTCACGTGTGAACATTGAAACCGGCGAAGTTGAAGACAAGAAATACCGAATCAAGGATACTGATACTCGTGATTTCTGGATGCCTATCGTTACTTCCAAGTCATTCAATAACTTCGTGGTAAACAAGTATCAGATTGCTCACGGTAACATTATTCAGGATGAAGAAATCCTAAAGGAACTTGAAAGTGCAGCAATCGATGAATAAAGTAAGACCCCATCGAGTTTTATCTAGAATCGATAATGAAGTGCATGCACTTTCTCTAAAAGAAGGCCCGCATGCAGGCATTATATTTTCGTACGACAAAGTTTCTTTAGATGAAGATGAAGAAAACAATGTTGCTAAATTGAATTTTGAATACAATGTACATTTCGAGCCGGAAGGCTTGCAGTATGAGAAAGAAGCTTTAGAAAAAGAATTAGGCGACTTCCTGATAGAATTAATAGTATATGGCATTGAGCAACATAATCTTGGATATTTGAATGACGAAAATCGAGAAGACGATCCTATCGAACCTAATCCACAATGAGGAGTACTGCCGAAAGGTAGTACCCTTTTTGAAACCTGAGTACTTCTCAGATCATTATGAACGAGTGATTGCCGATGAACTCATCGGCTTTTTCAACACATACAACAAACCTGCTTCTCTTGACATCCTTGCAATCCAACTTGGCAAGAAGAAGCTACATCCTCAGCAAGTAAAGGACATTGAAAAATACATCAATGAACTTACCTTTACAACTCCTAACAACGACTGGTTGCTCGAAGAATCTGAAAAGTTCTGCAAGAACCGTGCCGTAACCAACGCAATCATCAAGGCCGTTGAGATCATCGATGGTAAGGATGATAGTCGCACTGAGGATGCAATTCCTTCTCTGTTGAGTGAAGCACTGTCCGTTTGCTTTGACAGTTCCATTGGTCACGACTACTTGGAAGACTTTGCAGAACGATATGACTTCTATCACCGTGTTGAGGAAAAGCTTGAGTTTGACCTTGACCTGTTCAATAAGATCACCAAAGGTGGTCTATCTAAGAAAACACTGAACGTTATTCTTGCAGGTACAGGTGTTGGTAAATCGTTGTTCATGTGTCACGTTGCAGCTTCTACCCTACTGCAAGGTAGGAACGTTCTGTATATCACTATGGAAATGGCTGAGGAACGTATCGCAGAACGTATCGATGCAAACCTGTTGAACATGACAATGGATGAACTCGGTACATGTGATAAGGACATCTATGAAACACGTATCGGTCGTTTGATTAAGAAGACTGCTGGTAAGCTTATCGTTAAGGAATACCCTACGGCTTCTGCCCATGCTGGTCACTTCAAGGCTCTGTTGGAAGAACTTAAGATCAAGCGTAACTTCAAGCCAGATCTTATTGTGATTGACTATCTAAACATCTGTGCTTCTTCTCGTATTAAGCACGGTGCAGGCGTCAATTCGTATACGTATGTTAAGTCAATCGCCGAAGAACTTCGTGGTCTTGGTGTGGAATACAACGTACCTGTTCTTTCTGCAACACAAACTACAAGAGGTGGATATGACAATACCGACGTGGACCTTACTGATACCTCCGAGTCTTTTGGCTTGCCTGCTACTGTGGATTTTATGTTCGCCCTTATTTCAACTGAAGAACTCCAAAATCTTAACCAGATCATGGTTAAACAGCTTAAGAATCGCTACAACGATCCATCTTATTATAAGCGTTTCGTTATTGGTGTGGATCGCTCTAGAATGAAGTTGTTTGATGTTGAAGAATCAGCACAGAAGAACATCAGTGATTCTGGTCAGGATGATGGACCGGTATTTGATAAGTCTTCATTCGGTAATCGGATGAAGCAAGCAGGTGATGGATTTAAATTCTGACCTGTTGTATAATATAATTTTGGAGAAAAACTATGTCAACTAATTGGGTACAAGATATCGCTGATATGCACCAGAAGTTTGGTGTCAATCCAGTGATACGAAATTTTGATAAAGAAAAACTACGTGCATTTCTCGAGTTCCGTCGCAAGTTCTTGCAAGAAGAACTAGATGAAATGCAGAAGGCAATGAATGACTTTAACGAAGGCAAGGTCGACGCTGTAACTGCAGCCGATGATATTGTCGATGCACTGATCGATCTATGTGTGGTTGCTATTGGCACACTCGATGCTTACGATGTGAATGCATATGCAGCATGGGATCGTGTTCATGAAAAGAACATGGAAAAAGAAGTTGGTATCAAGGCGTCTCGTCCTAATCCACTTGGTCTTCCAGATCTGATCAAGCCAGAAGGTTGGACTGCACCTACTCACCGTGATAATGTTGGACTTGTAATTAAGGCATTTGAATAATGGTCTCCCTCACCGTCTTTGCTTCTATCTTTGATAATAAGACAGACACTCGTGTTGAATTTGAAAGCTTCGAGAAATTTGAGGCCAGCCTATATCATCTATCAACTCTACGTGGCTACAAAGCAAAGCGCGGTGAGTTTACCAAAAAGGCTTCGCCTCTTATTTCTCCAGCGATTTTTACGCCGGGTAGTACTCGTGCAAACGCTAATGTAATCTGTTGGGCAGGTTGGGCTGCTATCGACGTTGACAATCATGTATTTGAAGGAAACCTAAAAGATGAACTTTACTCTAGGTTTGGTAGTTGGCATTATGTTTGTTATTCTACTGCGAGCAGCACTGTTGCACAGCCGAAGTTCAGGCTTGTCTTCCCACTTACAGAACCTGTACCTGCAAGCAAGATTAAACATTTCTGGTATGCGCTCAACGCTGAATTTGGATCCATTGGAGATGGACAAACTAAAGACCTCAGCAGAATGTATTACGTCCCTGCGCAATATCCTGGCGCTCATAACTTTATCTTCAGCAATCCTGGTAATCCTATTGATCCTAATGCTCTAATGCAAAGACATCCTTGGGAAGCTCCAAGTGATAGTAGCAGCTTCATCGATAGGTTTGCACCTGAATTCCAGAAGCAGATCATTCAACAGCGTCAAGCAAACATTGAAGACGCTCGTAGAACCTATCAGTGGACTTCGTACAAGGACTGTCCATTTGTAAACAAGCGTTTGATCGATGAGTACAAGGCGATCGCCCGTGTTGACGGCAGTGGTAGATATAGTATGATCTACAAGATCATGGCTTCAATTGCTTGTAACGCAGTCAAGCGAAAGTATCCAATCAATGAGTATGAAATCGTTGAATTGATTCTACAACTTGACCGTGAAACCTCTAACAGGTATTCTAAACGCCCGTTGAATACTGAAGCTTCAAGGGCTATTGAGTACGCATATAAGAGTGTACATTAAATCATATTTGTGGTATAATAATCTATATGAGCAATAAAGTAAAGCTAGGAAAGATTGGTGAAAACTTAGTAGCCTCTTTCTATAACATCCCTCTCAATGAGAACTTCTATGATAAAGAGAAGGATCTCATTCTGCCCAATGGGGAAACCATCGAGGTCAAGACTCAGAACCGGTACCCAGGTAAGAACCTGTTTAGCATCCGCTCGTCTATGGACCGTAAAGGTCTCAACAATATTCTAAAGTGCATGACTGTAGATCATTTGATATTCGTAGAATACGACAAAAGTGATACAATCAAGCTATGGGAATGTACCAATCGTAAGTTGTACGAGATCTACACTACGTCCGATATGAGAACAATGATTGGGTTTCCTATCTCACAGATGAAGTTATTACATACATATAATAACCCTCACATCGCAGCACAAATGAAAGCCCTGTCTCAATCTTCTATGTTTAAGTAAGGAACACACTTTCTTCAAGAACTTAAATGTTATAAATAGAATAGGAGGAATTCTTATGTTCTATTTAATGATAAAGACACATAATAAAACAGGATTGAAATATCTTTGCAAATGTTCCAATAGAGATCCATACAAATATAAAGGATCTGGTACGTACTGGAAAAGACATTTAAAACAACACGGGTATGATATTACTACTGAGGTTATTTTTAGTAGTGAAGATCTTGAACAATTTAGTAAAGCATGCATTGAGTACTCTATAAAATTTAATGTTAAAGATTCTACTGAGTGGGCTAATTTGATTTTAGAAACTGGTTTAGATGGAGGTACTACTCATAATAATCCACATTGGCTTAAAGGTTTTAAGCATTCAGAAGAATCTAGAAATAAAATAGCTGAAGCTTCTAAGAAAAGATCAACTGGTCGTGTAATGTCTAATGAAACAAAGAAAAAAATATCTGAAAAGCTAAAAGGACAAAGCGCTTTTTGGTTAAAAGATACTGAAAAGACTAAAGAGCACAAGCAAAAACTTTCAGATTCTCAAAAGGGAATCCCTAAAAATTATACAAAAAATCAACTTGACAATCTAAAAAATGGAATGAAATCTTTATCACAAATCAAATATAAATGTTCGGTTTGTGGTAAAATAGCAAATGCCGGCCAGCTTGGTCGATATCACAAAGAATGTATGAAGGATAAAACATGGAACAAAATGAACGTGAGTCAGTAAAAATTTTATTAGAAGCAGCAGATCTGCAACGCAGAAAGTCTCAGGATTACCAGAATCCTTTGAGCCGTGTTCGTCAAGCCGATCACTATCCTCGTGGTGTCAACACCATCCTTGATACCATGAATGGTAAGATGCTTCGCATGTACTCCGTGCTGGAAACTATGGAAGCCGGTGGCAAGGTTAACTTTGAATCGGTTGAGGACTCTGCAATCGACCTGATCAACTATGCTTCTTTCCTCGTTGCATATATGCGTGGTCAAGTCGACGGACAAGATCATGGCCGTGACATCTTCAATCGCCGCGTTAGCAAGCAAACCCATCCTACCATTGATTTGATTCCTACCGCATTTCGTGGTGTAAACGATCAAATCACCGATGCAGTGACTGCTCCAAACACCGATCAATATCATACTGTTATGTCCATCGTTCCTACTCGTGAAGGCGACGACCGTATTTTCCTGCGTGACTAATATGAACGTTTCTGATATTCGTAATCAATTCGCCGAACTGTACAAGAACGGTGACTTTGTCGTGGATAAGAATGGCGGCAAGGTTATTGAAATCATTGGTGCCAACTTTGTTGCCGATGATGAACTGATCTTTGGTGCTGTCAATCGTGAGTATGTTCGTAATGAACTCGAATGGTATCAATCCAAGAGTCTGAACGTCAACGATATTCCATCTGGTCCTCCGGCTATCTGGAAGCAGGTTGCCGATCGTGATGGTTTCATCAACTCTAACTATGGTTGGTGTATCTTTTCGCAAGAAAACAACGATCAGTACTATCATGCTGTGACAGAACTGGAAACCAATCCGGATTCTCGTCGTGCTATCATGATTTACACTCGTCCTACTATGTGGGGTGATCACAATAAGAATGGTCGTTCAGACTTCATGTGCACCAACGCAGTGCAGTATGTGATTCGTAAGGGTAAACTACATGCGATTGTTCAGATGCGCTCCAATGATGCTTGGGCTGGTTACCGTAATGACTACGCTTGGCAATCTTGGGTACTGGATGCTATGGCTGCTTCTCTGCGTGCTCGTGGTACTTTTGTTCAGCGCGGTGATATTTATTGGAACGTTGGTTCATTGCATATATACGATCGTCAGTTCTATTTGGTGGACAATTTTATTAAGACTGGTGAACTGACAATTACTAAGGATGAATATGAAAAACGTTACGGAATGGCAAAGACGGTATCTTGATCTAGCCAAGCATGTTTCTACTTGGAGTAAAGATCCCAGTAGAAAGATTGGCGCTGTTGCTGTAGGTTCCAAGGGGCAGATTCTGTCCCAAGGTTACAATGGTTTTCCTCGTAAGATCATTGATACAGAGGAACGACTGAACAATCGTGAGGTGAAGTACCAATACGTAGTTCATGCAGAAATGAATGTCATATATAATGCTACGTTCAATGGTATTTCGTTGGACGGTGCTGACCTGTATGTGTATGGACTACCAGTTTGTTCCGAGTGTGCAAAAGGTATCATCCAAGTAGGAATTCGTTCAGTGTATATCCTAACGGAAGAAAAGATTCCTCCCAAGTGGATTGCATCATGGAATCATACTCGTAACATGTTTAATGAAGCTAAGATCATACACTATCTGATTCAGCAATGACTAAAGAAGAAGCTCTAGAGATCTACGAACAGATGAAGGAATATTACGGAGATCATCTGGCTAATTTTATACATTATCCTGGCATCTTTGCTCATCAGTACAAGGTGTTCAAGTATTTTAAGGACAACACATGAAAGTTGCAATCATTATGGGCCGCGGCATTGAAGGCTGTGGTGTAACTAAGTTTACTGTTGAGCAGACGAAGTATCTTGCTAAGAATGGGTATGATTTCACAGTCTATTCTTCTAAGGATAAGACGTGGACGCGCAAGAACGCCCATGATGTCTCCAACGTCATTCAGTTGAAATTCGCAGTTCCAAGTGAGACACAGGTAATGATTGATGGGTGCAATCAGTCGGATGTTGTCATCATCAATAGTCTACCTTCTATTGGTCACTCCGATGAATGTATCAATGAATTTAAGAGGTTCCTAAATGAAGTCAAAAAGCCTATCGTTCTCGTCCAGCATGATCACTCTTCGTTGTCAATTAAACGCAATGCTGCGATCGATGAGTCTATCCGAAAAGCTAGCGTTCTTTTTGGCCATAGCTCTAACAACGATTTCGCTAGGCACGTTAATAGTGTAACTGACGGAGGTGCACTGGCTGACTTCTTCTCAGACAACGAGTCTAAGACTATTCTAAACTTTCAGCCTGGCATGGACTTTGATTCGGTTCGTGCTAAGTACTGGTTAGACATTGATCAGACGAAGCCTAATGAACACAAGTGGATTGGTCGCACCACCAGTTGGAAAGGCTACGTTCAGATGTTCAAGTTCCATAATGAGTATCTACGTCCTAACGGTTATATCACCACCTTTGAAGGTATTGAGAAGTCTCCTGCATACATGGACTTCAAGAAGCTTTCTGAGTTCCATCCAATGATTAGCCAAAACATCAATACTGTTACGCTGGAAAAAGATCAACCGGCGTATGTGTTTGGCCCATACGTTAATGAACAGATGCTATATAGAATGGCGGCAACTGGGTTTGGTTATCAGCTTTCTCTGTTGGATGAACGATTCATTGAACGCTCGATTGAGTATACTCACTGCGAACTCGCCGCAGTTGGTGTAGTACCGGTGTTCCGTAAAGCGTATGGTGAGCGTTGTACCCACCGTAAGTTTGGTGACAAGTTAATCAACTGTAAGGATACCGGCACGATCTGGCTTGACGACAACGATATGCAGCCTGCTTTAGACTTAGTAAATAAGCTGGCGAAAGACAATGTTATGCGTAACGAATATCGTGAGATGGCATTTGAATTTTATAAGCAACACCAAGACTCTCAACATACCTTTGAAGAGATGATGAATAAGATTAAAGAATACCTATGACAATTAAGCATGCAAGTATCGTACCATTGATCGGAGGAGAAACACTCGGTCAAATGGCCGCGTTTGGATCTAAGCCGGATTACTTACTTTCGTATACTCCGTTCTCCAACAACGATTCACACCTAGTCAATCACCTGAAGGAAGTACCATACATCCTGTTAGATCAAGGTGGTAGACATCCTCACTATGTTGATGTGGTAAATGCGGTGTGCCCATGTGCTGGTCTGTCTTCACTATCGCCTGCCGCTAACTCTGAGTCTGCAGTCAATGACTGGATGATGATCACCGCAAAGTACGTGCTTGAGGAAATGAAGCCTCAAGTATTCTGGGGTGAGAACGCACCACGTTTTGCAGGTGCGATGGGCAAACCAATCGTCAACAAGTTGCATAAGCTTGCAAGTGAGAACGGTTACACCATGTCTGTGTATAGGACTAAGTCCCTATTGCATGGAATTAGTCAAGTTAGAGAACGAAGCTTCTACTTCTTTTGGAAAGGCAATAAAACTCCACTCTTTTCATATTATGAAAAGCAAAGAGAGCCGATTGAAGAGCTGTTCACTCGAATTTCCAAGTATGCTACACAGCAACAGGTAACCAACAAGAAGATCCCAAGTAAAGATGATCCTTACTATAGGTATGTTCTTGAAGTTATTAACAACGGTATGTCACATGCTGAGTTCCAGAGTACACTGACTAAGTCTGCAGACGTTATGCACTACATGGAAGAACACGGTCATACCTATCGTATGGCTAAGGACTTCTTCCAAAAGAACGGGTATGAAAAGCTAGCTTCAAAGATGGACTCCATTCAAGACAAACTGGACGCAGGTGGTAACATTATGCGTAGAGCCTCATATATTCCAAAGGACTATATTGGTGCTTTCGTTGGTCATCTGCCAGTGTCGATGACACATCCTACTGAGGACAGATACCTTACGTATAGAGAGTGCATGACTATCATGGGTCTACCACAGGACTTTGAGCTGTTGAATCCTGCTAGAAACCTGAACCATGTATGCCAAAACGTACCTGTTGGAACAGCAACAGACATGGCAAATGAGATCAAAGCAGTCCTTGAAAACAAGAGGGACTACTTAGACTCCAGCCTCGTATATCAGTTCAATACTTCTAAGAAACATGAAGTGCGAGAACCAGATAACGTAGTCAGTATAGAAGAGTTCATCTAAACCAATCGCCCTGCTGGGCGATTTCCATTTATAAATATAGATACTATTTTATTGATGGGGACAATATGGCTGCTCAGCAGGGATTCGTTTACGAAGAAAACACAACAAAGTACCTAAAGAAGTTTAAGTTATCTGATGGCGTCACCGCCGGTGCTTCTCATACCAGACCAGATTTAATGCTGACTGTAAGAGGAAAACAGGCTGGGTGTGAACTGAAGATATCTCCTACGGCTGGTGGAAGTTTAGTAATTAAGGCGTATGCTAACTCTACTCCACACTGGCGTTTCGGTGAAATCGACCACGATGAAACTGAAAAACAATTCTTAGCAGATCTTGCAAAATCATCTGGTGTACTAGACGAAATTAATCGTAAGTGGGATATGCCCATTTACAACGTTTCCGATAGAACCGCTGATTGGGAAAGACAAATGCTAAAGACACCACTAAGAGAAAGATATAATTCTGATCTTAAGACGTGTCCTGACATTAAGCTCGTTCTACCTTCAGATGCCATGACTAAGTATTACAACCTAAAGAATACTTACTATATCAACGTTGGCACGCATGGATTTTATCTACTTGGAAACAAAGATCCATTGGGATTAAATGATAGACTTAAATCCGCAGGTCTTCCTTTAGTTCCTAAGTTTGAAGACAAATGTAAGATCACGGCCAGAGTAAGATGCCAGTCTAAAGGCGTTACGAAAGCAGACGCAGAAGAAAAGTCAAAAGGTAGAATTGGAGCCCAAGGGTATCAATTCACTTTCACTATTGAGTTTGCATTACCAAAGAATACAACTCCATACAACATTGCACCTATTACTGGTACCTCTGTGTCTATCTTAGAAAATCAAGCAAACTTCAAGTGCTTACTATGAAAACTCTTAAGTCATTTATCGCAGAAGAAAAGAATGTGCACATGGAGCACGTTGAGGATCTCATCTTCAACGAAGGCGTAGAAGGTGCACGTAAAGCCATCAACTCACTAATAAACCTTAGAGACATGTTGGCTGGTCACTCAAAGTCTAAAGTAACTGCAACAGTCAAGTGGGATGGAGCACCAGCAGTATTTGCTGGAATAGATCCACGTGATGGTAAGTTCTTCGTTGCAAAGAAGGGTGTATTCAATAAGAACCCTAAGGTGTACAAGACTCCTGCAGAGATAGATGCAGATACATCTGGTGATCTTGCCGCCAAGCTTAAGATTGCACTAGCCGAGTTTAGTAAGCTTGGTATTAAGTCAGGTGTGTATCAAGGTGATCTAATGTTCACCGACGATAAGAAGACAGAAATGATCGATGGACAGAAGTACATTACCTTCCATCCAAACACAATCGTCTATGCAGTACCATTTGATTCTAAGCTTGGTATGAGTATTCGTAAAGCAAAGATCGGCGTTGTTTGGCACACCACGTATGAAGGTGACTCTTTTGAATCGATGAGAGCTTCGTTTGGCAAGTCAATCGTTGATAAATTTAATAAGAGTCCATCTATCTGGATGGACGATGCAAACTATAGAGATTATTCAGGTACCGCTACTTTCACCGCTGCAGAGACAGAACAGGTCACCAAGGTTCTTTCGAGAGCTGGTACTCTATTTCAAAGTATAAGTGCTGAGACACTAAACGCAATCAGTAGAGATGAAGACCTATTGATGGCAGTAAAGACCTTCAACAACTCTAAGATTCGTAAGTCAGAGAAGATCACCGATACAAAAGCACACGTAAGGGAACTATTCCACTACATTCACGATAAGTATCAGGCAGAGATAGAGAAGAAAAAGACTGCTGCAGGTAAGTCAAAGCAGGAAGAAACCAGAAAGAAGGTTCTATCTTTCTTTGCTAATCACGATCAGAACCAGATCGTTGCGATCTTCGACCTGTCAAATCTAATCGCAGAGGCCAAAGCACTGATCATCGCTAAGATGAATCAAGCTGGTCACATCAATACGTTTCTTAAGACTAAGAATGGATTTGAAGTTACTGGTGTAGAAGGATTCGTTGCGATCGATCACTTAACTGGCGGTGCTGTAAAGATCGTTGATCGTATGGAATTTAGTAGAGCTAACTTCTCTAACGATATCATTAAAGGATGGCAACGATAGTAAAATTACTAGTTAAATAAATAACTGTAGTAACAATTTGATATCGATGGAACCCATGAAAAATTTTAGACAACTAGTCAAAGAACTGCCTTCAAAAAAGGTCGTGTTTGCGTTTGGTAGATTCCAGCCACCTACGACCGGTCACGAGTTATTAGTCAACGCGGTTAAAAAGATTGCACAGAAGCAAGGTGCAGACCACGTTATCTTTGCTTCACGCTCACAGGACAAAAAGTCCAATCCTCTTCCAGTAGACCGTAAGGTGTACTACCTGAAGAGAATGTTCCCGAATACAAATTTTGTAGCTGCTAGCGATGAGATCAGAACTTTCATCGAGGCGGCTACGTTCTTATCTAAGAAGTACAAGCACATTGTAATGATTGCTGGTTCAGATCGTATTCCAGAGTACAAGAGAATCCTCAACAAGTACAACAACGATGTGTTTAACTTTGAAACCATCGAGGTAGTATCTGCCGGTGAACGTGATCCAGATGCAGACACAGCTTCTGGTATGTCAGGTACTAAGATGCGTGAAGCTGCCAAGAAAGGTGACTTCCAGTTGTTTAAGAAGGGTCTACCACATACACTTACCGAGATAGATGGTAAGCGCCTGATGAATGAGATTCGTCAAGGTATGGGTATGGAAGCCATCAAGGAACAGATCAAGTTTGAAACCACTAAGATCCGTGAGATGTATCTAAATGGCAGTATCTTTAACGTTGGTGATAAGGTCACCGATGGTACAAGCGTATACGAGATTCTTGACAGAGGTTCAAACTACATCACCGTTGTAAATGAATCAGGTGATACAAGTAAGAAGTGGTTAAGCTCAGTACAACCTATCGTAGTACAGGAAGACGTTCCAGTTGGTCCAGCACCAGAAGAGATCACCTTCAAGGGTTATACCACAAAGAACCTACACCACTCTGAGGATGCAACCAAGGCATTCCAAACAACGATTGAGAGATATAAGAACGGTCAGATCAAAGACCCAGTTGCCATTCTAAACGCACTGAAGGCGACTGATACATATATGAAACTCAATGATATGCACCTTGAACAAGGTCAACCTCCAGACGAGAAAGAACTTGCATCTTGGAGAGAAGCACACCAAAAGGCAAGAGATGCACTGCATAGAATCGGCGAGTTCATGCACCATATGGACTATTGGCATATGCATGAGCATGAAGTCCAAGACATGGAAAACAAGTTTACACCTGAAACAGTTGGCAATGAATTTGCAGACTCAGTAGAACTAGAAGGACAACTAATAGAAATGAAATTCTCAGCCACAGACAAGATCAAAGTTGCACGTATCATTGCTGGTGCCCTAGGTGTAGAAGACGTAGAAAAATCTTCAAATGCCGAGGAGTTAGTCAACAAAGCTCTACGTAAGATCAAGGGTAAGACCATTCAACCTGCTTATATGTCTACAGTACACAAGATGCTTCAAACTGCCGACGAGGCTGGCATCAAGTGGGATCGTAGCCTTATGAAGCACGACATTGAGGAAGGTGTCATTCAACCTAATGGTACCGACAAGCCAACTGGTAAGCCAGTGTATGAGTACAAAAAGAAGACTCTTACAAAAGAACAAAGAGTAAATGACAGTGATCAGGATGCAGAACTTGACGCTGCTGGTAAGGATAAACATACCAAACCTGGTCATACGCTAGTTCATGGCAAAGAAAATCCTGCTGTTCGTACTATGAAAATCATAAAGATGACAGAAGCACAGGAAGGGTTTGACCCATTCTTTAAAGCTGGTTCAGATAAAGATTACATCCAAGAAGATGATCTAGACGACGATGAAATCGAAAAGATGGCTGATGACGTAACTGATCTAGATCATGTGATGGATGCTTATGATGATGAAGAGTTTGGCGTTATCGACGACGAAGGTAACGAAGCCGAAGAGAAAGAAGAAGAAAAGCTCAAGGAAGAAGCTCTAAACGAAGTTCTTTCACGTATTGAAAGACTAAGAGCAAGAGTTAAGTTTGCTCAGAGCAAGGCTAAGAGAGAACGTAGAATTCAAATCGCTTTAAAGACTCGTTCTTCAAATAAGACCATCAACAATAGAGCTCGTAAACTAGCCGTTGCAATGATGAAGAAGAGACTTGCACGTAAGCCACTAGAAAAACTTACGACAAGCGAAAAGGAAAGAATTGAAGGTATCATTGCAAAGCGCAAGATTGCAATTGGTCGTCTAGCAATGAGACTTACTCCAAAAATCAAAAAGATCGAACAAGATCGCTTAACACATAAGGCGTATACAAAATGATTAGCTTTAAAGAATTCTTAGAAGAAAAGTATGTTAGTGACGCTCAACGTAAAGCTGTATGGGCTTCTAAAAATGAAAAGGGAATCAAGGAAGAGGATAAAGTAGAAGAAGCTACTTACAAAGGTAAGAAGGTTCCTCTAAATAAGCCTATGGCAGGCGACGTTAAGAAGTCTAAAGTATACGTTGATCCTGATGGAGACGGCAAGGCTAAGAAGGTAGAGTTTGGTGATCCAAACATGACTATCAAGAAGAACATACCTGCACGTCGTAAGAGCTTTAGAGCACGCCACGGCTGTGATGATCCTAATGTACCAAAGCCAAAGGACAAGGCAAGATATTGGAGCTGCAAAGCCTGGTAAGGAATAAAGATGGAAGAACTAGTAACAACAACTAAATTAGTCCTAGGGAATACATTTGTAATGTATTTCAAGGCACACTCATACCATTGGAACGTTGAAGGCAAGAACTTTAGTGAACTACATGACTTCTTTGGTGGATTATATGCAGAGCTTCATGGTGCTGTAGATAGTATTGCAGAAGAGATCAGAGCACTAGATCAATACGCTCCTACAAGTCTTATGGAACTATACAACTATAAGACAATCGTTGAAGATGAAGATGTTAAGTCTGTAGATGCTATGTTTGCTTCTTTGATTGCAGCAAATACTCAAGTCATTTCAAGCCTAAATAGATTATTCGAAGTTGCAAGTGCAACCAATGAACAAGGTCTGGCTGATTTTGCGGCAGGTCGTATTGATATTCACAAGAAGCATGGTTGGATGCTACGTTCATATACTAAGGGTCTATAATGGAATCATTTCAAGATTTTCTTTTAACAGAAGTTGCAGACTATGAGGCATACTTAAAGAAGTACGCCAACTCTAAGTCTAAGAAAAAGCTAATGACTCGCACTGACTTCAATACATGGAAGAAGCATAACGAGTACTGGAAGTCATTACCAAAGAAGAACGGTATTGTTACTGGACCTGCAAAGAAAAAGGTTACTGAAGAAGTAGAACA